GATAAATTATTAAATTTTAACCACTTACCACCACTGATATTTAATAGCATTGAACTAGGCATAAACATTAACCTATTTTTGAATAAATATACTATTACCACAAATACTATTATATAAAAGATTATAATAAAAAATATAACAACTAATATGCATAACACTACTGTTCTTAGCATCATGGATTTCTCTAACAGCGAATACAATCATATATGGTCACTCTTAGCGTCATGTTATTGTTTTACTTTAATGTGCTGGATTATGAGTAAATATATTAACATGGAAATTAGAAATAATGTACGTGATTTCTATCGACGTCTCTTTTCAGATTTTTCATCTGAAGGTATAGTTTGGTACAGGGCAATAGCTGCAAAACAAACCGGAAAGTGATAGATTTAATCTATTTGAAAGTATCAGGACCTTTATTAGGTCTGATAATGTTAAGACTGTGTCTGGGTTTGTTATACCTTTTCTTATGAGAAAATTTATGTCAGGAGACTTGTTCAATCGAAACCCCAATAATATTGATCGTAGTGATTTGAATAATCTCTTTACGCATATAGACAAACTTCAGGAATTGTTTGAAGATAAAGCGGATGGAATAGATTTGACTAAGCTATACAAACGTTTTAAAGATGTAGAAGATCTTAAGACATCCTCTTCTAACGAAGAGAAAAAGGCAGATAATAATATTCAAACTCCCACAGTGACAATCAACGTAAAATCTGATAAAGAAGTCGTTGAAGATGTTAAAGAGTAATATAAGCAATATATAACTTTATATATTAATTTGTATCTATAAAATGGACAAAAAGGATAATAAACACAAAAAAGAAGGTAAGTGTAAAGATTACACTGTACTTGATGTTAGAGGTAAAAGAGGTCCGAGGGGACTACCAGGATGTCCCGGTCCTATGGGTCCGGAAGGTCTTCAAGGCTTTCAAGGGCTTATGGGGCCTACTGGTATTTCTGGATTAAGTATAACAGGACCGGCAGGACTTAGTTTAACAGGAGTTACTGGTAATACTGGCAGTACAGGACCTACTGGAGCACCAGGTACAGCTGCCAATACCGGTTGCTCAGGCCCTACAGGAAGTACAGGAAGTACAGGACCGACTGGGGCGGCTAGCGATGTGACTGGACCAACAGGTTATACTGGCTATACAGGCCCTGTATGCACTGGCGGTACTGGTCCGACTGGAGCTGATAGCGATGTTACAGGTGATACAGGACCGACAGGTAGTACGGGCAGCACAGGACCGACTGGAGCTGATAGCGATGTTACTGGACCTACAGGTTATACAGGACCGGCGTGTACAGGAAGTACTGGACCTACTGGAGCAGCAAGTGATGTTACAGGAGATACAGGACCGACAGGTAGTACGGGCAGCACAGGACCGACAGGAGCTGATAGCGATGTTACTGGAGACACTGGACCGACTGGATTTACAGGTTTTACCGGGCCAACTGGTGCCGATAGTGACGTCACTGGTCCTACAGGATTTACAGGTTTTACCGGACCCACTGGTGTATGTACAGGGTGTACCGGGCCTACAGGTTTAGCTATGATTAGTACAGAAATTCCTATTATTGGTGATGGTACACAAGCAGATCCAGTTACGCTAGCTCCTTCGGCGAATTGCCATACTAGTTGGTATTGGAAAAATGGTTCAGGTTGGGGTATATACGAAATACCTTCACCTTATACTACGACAGTAGGATTAATACCTTCTTCTGGCGGATTTGCGATGTACCCTTCAGTATCAGCAGCCTTCACAGATGGATGTTATTTTATACGTATTATAGATACTATTCCAGCTGAATCTAATTTGGTTTTTCCGAGTAATACCAATGTTGTATTATATATAGATCCTGGCGTAACATATACATTAAGTGGAGATACCAATAACCTGAACAACTCATCATTATCTATTATAGGACAATCGCCACAACAAATATATTCGTCGTCATTTGATTATAAACCACAAGCTAATAAATCTATATTCGGTAATGGTAGGTTATATATAACCGGATGTACCATAACATCTTTAGCAGTCGACAATGGTACATATCTAAACACTGGAAATAACGGTACTACCATTATTAAAGACTGTCTAGTTAATGGTAATGGTAACCAAAATGTAGGAGGATTCATTAACTTGATCGGCGCAAACGAAAGGATATTTTTAACAAACATATTGTTGAACGCCAGAACCTCACAAATTTTAACAGCTCCAGATATGATTGTTACTAGTACAAATACAAATACTGGTTCATTAATAATTAATAATGTTAGTACGATAGGTGGTTGTGTGATAAATCTAGTCAACAGTGGCACTATTAATAACTCAAATCATATTAGTCTAAATAATGTATATTCGTTAGATAATCAACTTACAGTATATGTAGACGGTGTAGATATCTCGATAGTAGGATTAAGACAAGTAGATTCACTAATCATAGGACAGCAATCTAATAATACTGCACACAGTATTAGTGATGTCACGGCTCTATCTATTTGTATTAACGTAGATACGTCCAATATTATGTCTAAATGTACATTAGATAATATAGCTGCACGTTCTATAACTATAGGAAATTCAGAAAAATGTTCCTTTAATAATATATATGCCGAAATACAGTCAGAATTGAGAGCTGGAATAAAAGGGTGTATATTTGACGGCTTCACTACTCCTACATTTATCACTTTTTCGGCTATAGATACCTCGTTTAATAATATATCTTTGAATGGTTCTGGAAGTTACAATATAAGTAATGTTACAAGATGTAACATTACTAGTTTAACTGTAATTTCAGGTACTGTGTTATATATGGATTCTGTTACATCTTGTAATATTAACAATGTAGTGCTAGCAGATAATATATATTTACATATAGGTTCGAATAGTTTAAATTCTTTTTCCAGCTTTAGTAATTTCAAGTATAACATAAGTTCTAGTAATATTATTGATAATGCCACTAAATGCACATTTAGTAATTTAGTAAATCTCTCATCAAATTCTGGTACAATAAGTACAGTTGGAAGTATAGGAGATGTTATTTTATGTAGTTTTACTGGAATATCAGATGTTAGCTTTAATGTAGGAAAATTATGTACAAATTGTACTTTCACATCAATCACATGTAGCGGCTCATTTACTGGAAGCGGAGAAGCTAATATTTTCTCTACTATATCGACTATTTTACAAATAGTTAATTATGCTACTAATAGTGTTTATACAGGTTGTATAATGAGTACAGGAATAAATAATCAAGGAACTAATAACGGATTTATATCATTTACTGAAAATTGTATAATAGCGAACTGTATTAGTTATAACGGATATCAATTCCCTTCAGCCGCAAATAATACTATACAATCGTCATTTGCAGGAGTGGGAGGTTATACAGCAGGCATATCAGGAAATTCTACTAAAAAGACATTGATGATTGGCAACACTATTAGTGGTACATACACTAATTCTAAATCAGGTAGTACGAGTAACGTCTTATTTAATTAGCACGATGGTATATTAATTAATATACTATATTTCAAAAATGAGTCACCACCGCGACGGATGTAAAAAGAAAAAGAAAGGTCAACTGATTGTGATCGAAAAAGACAAATGTGGAGATAGTCGTGATAAACATTCTATCACAGGTCCTACAGGTCCTAAGGGACATCAAGGATGTCAAGGATGTCCAGGACAACAAGGACTTCCCGGTATGACAGGAATGCAAGGACAACAAGGTATACCTGGGACGAACGGGTCGATAGGTCCTACAGGACTCACAGGCCCAACTGGTCCTCCAAATGGCCCAACAGGTCCTATGGGTCCAACTGGTCCAGTGCTAGCTAGTACAAAATCGCCTATTGGAGGCGACGGATCTCCATCGAATCCTATATGTTTATTACCTCCTACTCCTCCAAATCCTCCCGACTGTAAGCATAACTGGTATTGGGATCCTAATGTGTCCAATTGGGCTTCTAAATATATTCCTTCACCATATATAACTACTGTAGGCGATATATCTTTGGGAGCTATGTATCCATCAGTTACAGCAGCTTTTGCTGATGGGTGCTATTTTGTTAGAATAACTAATAGTATCGTAGAAAATAATATAGTTTTTCCCGCTAGCATAACAGCCATTATCTATATAGAGCCAGGCGTATCGTATACATTACTAAATACTAGTAATTTGAATGCTAGTGGATTATCCATCAAAGGTGGAAATTTAACACAAGGATTCGGGTCTAATTTAGTATACAATGGGCCTACTAATTCTCAAGCTTTCTCAAATGGTCAAATAACTATCGATATGTGTCATATTGTATGTTCTGCCAATTCAGGAACATATTTTAATACTGGAGCTGTCGGTATTACAGTTATATCTAATTGTTCAGTATTAGTTCCTGGTGGTATAACAGGAGGATTTATTAATCTAGCAGGTCTAAATGAGAGAATATTTTTATCTAACTTACTCATTAACGCTCAGTCTACTACAGCTGGTGCAAGCCCTAATACTATTCTAACCACTACTAATACAACCACTGGTTCTTTAGTCGTTAACAATATATCAACTATCGGAGGTGTAGTGTTTAATTTCACCAATACAGGAACTATTAACTCTAGCAATTTAGTTACGGTGTTTAATGTTAATTCGTTAGACAATTTATTGCAAGTATTCGTCGATGGTACAGGTATGAGTCTTACAGGATTATATAGACTCAACACTTTATCATTAGGGACACAAAGTAATAATACCGAACATAGTATAAGCGACGTTACTACTATCAACTTTAACATCAACAACGGTAGTAATAATGTAACCAGTACGTGTACGTTTGATAATATATCTGCTTTCAACATGACCATACAAAATATTGATTTATGTACATTATACAACTTATATTCAGTACAAACGTTCAACTTAGCTACTAATGTGACTAATTCTATATTTGACGGTATCACATTAATTCAAAATCCTACCAGTTTTGTAGCTACTAGTTGTATGATTGAAAATATTTTCATTAAAGGAGGCAATGTGGACTTTACTTTGGGACCTTTTGTCAATTGTATGGTTAGTAAGATTATTATGATTTCCACTAATAATAATAACTTAACTATTCAGAATTGTCAGTATACTACAGTTAACCAAATATATAATAATGGAAGTATAAGTAATGAAATAAACTTTAATAACTTCTCACATAGTACTATTTCTAACGTTACATCTGCTGGTAAAATATCCTTTAATGATTTTCTTAATATCAGTGTCAATGGTATTATAAGTTGGTTTAATAATGGTAGTCTGGTAAATGTTGGATCTGGCAGCAAATCTTCTTTTACTGGTATTAACTGTTACGAATTAGATACTAACTCTCAATGTACGGATTGCACTTTCACTAACTGTACTATGCTCAATCTAGTCGCCGAATCTAATAGATGTATATTTTCTGCTATCATAGCTACAGGTAACATATCAGCTAAAGGTGCAAATAATATGTATATTGGATGTTCAGTCCCAAACGGTATATTATCGCCACAAGGTATTAATAATACTTTTCTCTCTCTAATGACTGGAAATTCTATAAACTTTAATCCAAATGCTACTAATAATGTTATAGCTTCTAGTCAAATAGGTGGAATATCTGGTAACACTGCTAATATATCGGGGACTAATATTACTACTAATAATAGAAGACCTGTAGCGGTAGCTAATGTAGTTACTGGTAACGTCAATGATGTAAAGATCAATCAATCTAACACTACATGGTCATAAGTTTATATATTAATTAATATATAATTAGGTAGAATTATTCTTCATTTTCTCCAATTCTAATTCTAGTTCAGCGATTCTCTGTTTGGACTTCTTTAATTCGTCTTCATTATCTCTAGATAAAAGTGCAAAATCTTTTATCTTGACGATAGCGTTGTTGATAGAAGTGTTCAGTCTGGTGATACTACACTTAGTATCACTTGATACTACATCATATTCTTCTTCTAGATTAGTATTTCCTAATTCTACGACATAATCGTCTAAGGTGTTCTGAGCATAACTAGATACACCAGTGTTAACCATATGTAATTTTTCTAGTAACATTATGACTTGAATATATTCAGGTAGACTCTTTTCAAAATCTACAAAGGAATCTGCATATAAACAAATATTGTTTATCAAAGAACAATATTTGTGAAACTCTACGACAAATGGAGACGGGATTTCTCTTTTTGAAGAAGGTTTTGGCGTGTTTACTTCTTCAACCGTCGAGTAAGAGCTTTGGTTACATTCGGAGGCCATCTTTTTTTAAGGTTTTTTGAATCTTTATATCAGTTTATCCTAAACACGTAGCCTTCAGTTCCAGTTGGTTCTTGAAACGATTGTGTATATTTATCGTATATCATTTTGTTATAAACATTGCCAGTAGTCTTCTCAAGCAATTTACCTCTTCTGCTAAACCATAATATATATACTGGAATACCTAGTTCTCTAGCTATTTCAATAGCAGGCGCTCTATCTGAACGTGCTTGATTCATAGCTTGAAATACTACAGAATATCCATTAGCTAGATTTTGTCTCAATTTCTTCTGCCAATTACCTTTCTTCTCTACTTCAACGATATCTACTACTTGATCGAAGAACTCTCTTCTACCACTATTAGGTTGTCCTACAGTTATATATACAGCCTGTGTAGATGAAAAGTTAAATGTAGGCTGTAGAGGTAATGTATCGTCTGGAGAATATATATTCTTCACTTCGACAGCATTAGCTATCCAGATATCTTTACTGTCAGAGTTATATAAGACATTATCAGAATATTCTCCGACCTTACTACCGACTAAAAAACTCTCAGAAGACAATTGGATACCTGAAAATTCAAGAAATGTCTTTAGTATATTATATTCGGGAGAAACAATTATATATACGTCTCTATTTATATCCATTACAATCTCATCAATCATATTATAATAATCTAGTGTTAATGCTTCTTTTCTAAAATCATATATGACTATCTCCCAATCAACCATGCTATCTAAATAGTCCGGTGTATCATTCGAATAGAACATCCAGGATTTACCATCAGCTTTAGGACTTCCATTCCTAGATACAACTAATGCGTCTTGTAATGAAATGAATAACACGTTCGAATTACTATCAGAAATACGACGAAAATATTCAGTAGCTAATATAGCCGTATTTCCTATTGTCACCCACGCCATTTTTAAATATAATAGTTATTATATTTTATTAATTTTTAATCTACTCCAATAATTGTATTTTCATCAGTGTGTAATGTGTCATCTGTTTGAGAAGAACTTGTACCTACTACATCCTTATCTACATTATCTTTCTCATCATCTTCTTCTAAATACTTAGGATATTCGCCTGGAAATAATATCTTATTCTTCACATCATCTTCTAATGATTCCATTTCGGTCCCAGGAATAGAACCTTTGAGAACTTTATTCTTAGTAGCCAAAGCGTTAATGATGTTAGTTTCTGAGCAACCTTCATGTACACCATATACTAAATATATATAAACATCACTCTGCAAGCCTGTTCTATAAAAGCGACCTGCAGCTTGGAATATATTAATAATACTGTAATCGGGCGATACGAAAACCGATGTTTCACGATTACCGTATAGGTCGTGTAAGCTAATACCTTGACCTCCTATTTTAGTATTCATAATAATCAATCTATCTTCATCGTTAGGCTTTTGAAATCTATCAATTATGTCTCCTCTATTTTTAGTTTTACCAGTTAGCACCATAGGATTGTATTCGTGTAGTGCTTCAGCAACAGATTCAATACTATCAATAAAGTTCATAATTATGGCCACCCGATTACTACTTTTTTCGTTTAACTTCATCGCTGCTAAGTACGCAAACGTATATACTTTATCCTTTTCTATTGCTCGTTTTGACTTTGTCATTTTAGCTAGATGATTCATAGATCTTTCTTCCGTTCCGTTAATAATAGGTTCAGCTATACCATGTAGAGCTTTAATATTATTACGAAGGCTCTCCCTGTCTTCTTTTGGAACATTGAAATAACCATCATAGATGTATAATTCACCGCTGGTGATATTTTTGGTGTCTTCAAAATCTTTAGGGTTTGAAGCTGATGATCCTATACAATTCTTAATTATTTTATTATAAACTGCAAATACAAATTCTTTAGATGTAACCTGATTTATGGTATCATAACTCAGGTCGTTATTGTGTGTATACATCAATAACTTAGTTTGTATAGGGTCAAGCTTCTCAGCATAATCTAATATTTCTTGTATA